CATGGGAAAGAGGAGTATAGATGGATTTCACCTAAAGATAAAGTAAATGTATCTTTTGGAGATAATAGGAATGATATTTTTAAAATTTATCGAATACATTATTCTACTGAGAGCGGTAAAAGTAAAATAGTTACTACTGCTTATGTTAGAGCATCTAATGGAAAAATTGAACAGATTTTTGAAAAGAGTGAAAGACTCCCTAATGTATTTAAAGAGAATAAAATTTGTACACTATTTTCTAGGAACAGAAAATTAAGTAATGAAATAAGAGATAAATTACCTATTAAAACGTCGTATAGTGCACGTTTTGTTGGTTTATCTCCCTTTCGCGTTCCGATGAGACCGCAAGTTGTTCTTCCACCTAATAAAGCAGCAATTGACTTTTTAGCGGAGAAAGGACATCATGCTGGTATAGATGGTTTGCGAAAGTATACTGTTTTTGGATCATGGGTATCACAATTTTCTGAATTCCAAGCTTTTTGTGATAATAGAAAAATTGAAAAGAAATTATCAGCGATGGCTATATTGGAAAAAGTATCCCCTTTCTTAGATAAAATAAAATTACCTAAAATGGAGAAACCTAATCCAATAATGTGTCATTTAGTTGATATAAACCCTGATGCATATTGTGGTATTATGTGTGAGAAAATATTCTCTCGAAGTACGCATAGGTATATGGACTTTTTATTACGTCCTATAGCTAAAGAATTAATGGAGAAAGCTATGTCAGAACTTGTTGCAGATACTACCTTATGGACTGTTGGTGGACGTAGTCGTTTAATGGATATTTCAAAATTAGAGACTAATTTACGCTCAAGATTACTTATAATGCCTGATGGTGTTACAAAGATTGTAGGCTTAGCTGTCATACAAGATTTCTATAGTAAGCTATCAATCCTTCAGAGAGAAGAAACTGATAATGAAATTTTATTGGGAACGACTTTTAGAAGGGGGTTTTTTAGTAAATTTTTGAAAAGTAAAGAGAGTTTTTCTGATGTAATAGAAATGGATCTTAAACGTTTTGATCAACATGTTAATGAAGAGTTTATTGTAGCCGCTTTTTCAATACTTAGAAGTTGTTTTCCAGAAGATAATGAAACTGATTTACTCTTTAAACATTTATTGGGATCCTTTCTTTTTAAGAATATAGTGGTTCCAGGAGGATTTATATATAGAGTATCTCGTAGTGTTTCTACTGGTTCACCATTTACAAGTATAATTGGAAGTATTGTAAATTGGCTCAATCAGACATTATTATGTCTTGAATTGGGTATTTTAAAAGAAAGGCGACAAATATGTGTATACGGTGATGATACCTTAATTTTCTTGAAAGACTTTCTACCTATTAGTGTTTCTGATATTCTAAAAGATTTGGTTAAAATTTCTGGTCATGAAGCGGATCCTTGTATTATTAAAAGAGTAAGTGATCCTCCTAGACATGAGAAAGGTTTTTCATTTCTTAAAACGCAAAGTTATTGTGGGTTACCTGGGAGGACAACGGAAGAGTTGCTAGAGAAAGCCTTATTTCCTGAACAAAAACGTTCTATTTATACGGCTCCAGACCAAATTGAAGGGAGTTTCCACTCCGCTCCTTTTAATGTTGAAAGTATGAATATATTATATGATTTGTACATCTTCTTGAAAGATCAAAGAGCAAAGAAATTTGGTTGCCAACCGGGCACTTCTGCTTATGAAATGTATATGGACACAGCTAGTAGGGAGGCTACTATTGGAAAAGCTATGTTCTTAAACACATATCGGTATTTGAATTT